CTTGTTTAGGCTTGCACTAAAAATTGAAGTCTTTACGCCAATCGACCAAGCGTCATCAGCGTTTTGCTCAATCAACTCACCTTGTCGAGCCAATACCAGCACTTTTCCGCCTTTGCTAACAACGTGCTGACACATGAAAGCGATGTTGATAGTTTTGCCAGCGCCAACGCTCATGTTGTGAAAAGCTGGCTCTGCACTTGCTTTGCAATGTTCAATGGTTGCGATATGTGCCGGCAGTTGATATTCCGGCCGCAGTTGATAAGTCATTTCTTTTTATTCCTGTTGTTATGCTAATTTCGGATTAATGTAAACCATTCCATTATGCTCAACCAAATAACCGCGTTTCTGCAGCTCTGGAATGTAAACCGTCTTGATTTTGTCAGTGATGCCGCTAACGCCTTTTAATGGGCCGCGGTTTCTCACTTCATCGCGTAACCTGGCTGTACTTAATGCTGTAGTCTTTTTCCGGCTAAGTTCAACAATGCGATCTGCAACAAAGCTCACCTCTGTTGACTGTCCAGAAATGCGCATGTCATCTGCAGCGCTTAAATATGTCTTTAACAGCTCCATAAAAATCTGAATGGCGTTTTTTACGTGCTTGTCATCGACATTGCTGCGCTTTTTACCGGTTGGTCGCCAATCTTCTGCGATGTGCATAATTGACGCGATTTTATAAATCTGTTTATCAGCCTTACCTGCAGCGCCGCGGATCATTGAGCTGCTAAATTCTTTCCCGTCACTCATCTTGTCGTCTAGCTCATCGGTAACTTTGTTTACCATGGCAAACGCTGCAGCGCTAAATGTCAGAACTGTTTTTGGAGCTGAAACAATATTTTTTGCGGTGTCGTTAAATTCATTAACCAGTGATTGGTCTGCTTTCACTCGGCTTGAGCTTTTGCGCTTACCAAAAAGGTTTGGCTCACGGATTAGCAAAAAGCGCTCAGAAATTCCGCGGCCGCTATCCTGACCAATTCGTAAAATGGTGTCGATTGACTCATCTTGTGCCAGTACCGAAACGGAACCGTAAAGCTCACCTTCAAAGCCGTCCCGAGTGACGCGAGCGGAGCTATGCCATTCAGTGTCCCACATCTTCAAGAATAAACCATGGTTAGCTTTTCCTTTGCCGTCGCCGTAAACATTGCCAAGAATAACGTTGACGGCATCAGACTCAGGGGAAAGGATATTTAGATAACCAGATTGCTTACCGGCGATCGCTTCCGCGGCTTCTGGTGTTACGTCATCCAAATACCATTTAACATGCGCAACATCGCGCAATGCTGCAATTGTATGCTCCAACTCAATACCGACGTTGCGCCCTTCTTCCTGCGCATCGTAAAGCTCTTTAAGTTCTTTCTCTAATAGCTTACGTTTTGACCGGTTGCGCGTATTCATTTCAGAAAAAGCATGTGCAAAAGGCTTGCTAAAAAAACTGAATATCGAGCTTTTACCGGTTGATGGCGGCTGGCTTGCTACGCAAAACAGGTTTACAGCTTTTTGCTCAGTGTAATACTGGTATTTAAAGTTATAACCTGCAGCGCCGGCAATCACTCCAAGGCCATGCAAGAAAGCGCTATTTTCTGGGAAGATAACTTCTGCAGCTTTAGCCTTTGCAAGCTCTGCAACATATCCGCCATGAGTAATAATGTTTGGCGTTTTGTTGTTGTCATCTTCAGTTGTGAAATACTGTACATCCTGCCAGTACATCGGGTTTTTGATGTTTGCGCTATGCAGATCCATGGCTGCGATCGTCAGTGGTAAGTTTTCTTTTCGTGCGTGTTGCTGGGCTTTCAAAAAATCAGGCGTGATCATAATTAACCTCAATTAGTGCTGCAGCTTGCACAGTATCCATCCATTTGACGTGCCTTGAACTTTCAATACTTCCGACAGGGAACCACAAATCAATATCACCGCAAGCATTTAACGCGCTTTCGATTGCTCTTGGTGTGGGCTGTCTAATATAGCACTCAGTTGCGCCGGAGAACTTAAACGCGCTCACATCAGTTGAAAACATAACCGGCAATCGAGTGATTAAGTTCACAAGAATTGATGTTATCAAGTCAGTGCAGAAAATAAGCGGCCTATCTGAGCCTGTAAGCTCTGCAAATTCAGAGCTAAGCCGAATGGCAGAGCCCACATAAAAACCGCACTGACGCGCCTTGCCGCTTCCTGCATAGCTGATTCGATTAATTCCATCAGTGCAAGCAACTGCAGTTATATTGCCAGTGTGAAAGTCAAACATTGGCGCTGCGATCATGCCTTGATATTCCATTAAGTCAGGATACTGCAGAGGATTAATCCCCACGCTTTGCAAAATGCTGTTACCTGGCGGCAGCGGCTTGCACAGCCTTAAATGCTGGTCTATTAATGCCATTACTTTGCATCCTTCATTGTTTTAGCAAGAATGGTGCGCAACGCCATGCTGAAGTTGCCTTCATAGTTTTTATCTGCCATGGATTGCACAAAGCGCACTTGCTTTTCAGTTAGCTTAACGCCTTTAAAAACGTGGGTTTCTTTCATAAGTCCTCCGGTTAATGTCAGATAATAGTAAAACAGCGTTTTATAAAATGCAAGCCGTTTGCGCTGAATTGTCTCACTAATCCTTGCAGCGCCGTGTAGCGACTTTGTAAGATTGCCGCTACACACTTAAACTATTGATATATAAGGGATATATACTAATAATAGTTAGTTATGTAATGATTTATACCTACCATATATATTTTATAAATTTACCATGTAATTAACCTGGTTATGCCGGCATGAAAATATATAGATATATGTGTGGTTTGCTGCAAATCTTACAAGAAACACATAAAATCTATATAAATCAATGTCTTGCATTAAAAACCAATCTGACATGAGCCTTACATGGCCTGACATGGCACTGCAAAAATAAAAGTTGCAAACAGTTACAAGTTACACTAAAATACATAAATCAACCAACGCGAGGCTATAAAAATGCAGATAGATAAAGCAATGAATTTACCGCTAGAAATTCCGCCAGCTTCTAAATATCCATTCAACAAGATGGAAATTGGCGACAGCGTTTTAATTCCTGGAAGTATGGACACAAAAAAAGTTTATTCAGCAGCAAGATGCCATGCTCAAAGGGCCGGAAAAAAATTCTGCTCAAGAATTGAAATTGATTCAGAAGGCTTGAAAGGCTTAAGAGTTTGGCGAGTAAAGTAATGCTTGACCATTGGCGCATATCTGATACACTTGCCTAAACAATGACGGAGAGATGAAATGAAACCAGTGAAAATACAATACAAAGGCAGGGAGTATTTGTGTGATTACACATCTTACGGCTGGAGCTACTGCGTTCCTGTAATTAAATGCAAGAAAACAAAAAGCATTCTTGGCTTTTCTTTTAGTTACCAAAAAACCTATTTAGTGAAAAAAGATTGCCGCTTGCAGGCTGTTGTTGATCAATATTTGCCTAATGATTTTTATGATTGGTACAACTGGGTTTTAAAAGGATTGCACGAATATATTACAGCATGGGAAGAGCATCAACGCGGAGAAGTAAAATGAAACCAGTATCAGACCTAGTGCGCAAATACGGCTCATTGCGCAAAACTGGCAAGGTGCTTAACCGATGCCATGCCACCATCGATAGATGGGTTAAGGCAGGCGCTAAGATTGACGGCGACGGCGCTGTTTGGATTAAGACGGCAGAGACTAATTACAAGGAAACTGAAACATGCGCGGATTGACATACCAAGTAAAACAAAAAGCCACCAACGGCGTGCTGCGGCTGTCGGAATTGGGGCCAAACTCGCTTGAGGTAGCCAAGCGCTTAATCGCACAAGGCGAGCTGATTAAATCTAAGTGTGGTACTGGTTTTGTGATTGGGGAGGTGAAGAAATGACAATCGAAATTAAATTTAGCAGCGCACAAAAAGTAAAAATGTCTTACATGATATTTGCCAGAGATTTTATTGAAGAATCCGGATTGACGCAAAAACAAGTTGCTGACCTAGTAGGCTGCGGCCAGCCAAGAATTAGCGATTTGATAAACGGCAAGATTGATCTTTTCAGTATTGAATGGCTTTTAGATTTAATTGATACCTTAAAAGCTTTGAAGGAAGAGAAGAAATGACAGCTTACGACCTTTGGAAAACAATCGACCATCAAGGCGAGCGCGACAGCCTAGAGCAAGCGCGACTAGAACACTTGGCAGCGCAAATTCGTAGTGATATGAAGGCTAGCGATTTCATTCAGGAACTGGAGTGCGATGCTTCATTCGACACTGACTGCAACAAAGCTATCCAAATGCTTTTCATTGGAGCTGATCCGGCAACTTGCGCGAAGGTGCTTACCAAGTTTGCTGATAAGTGGCTTGATAACCAGGCTTACAAGTTGGCTCAACAGTATAGCAAATAGCGCTTCGGCGCCTGAGGGAAGAAGAAATGAACGTCAGAGACATATTGCAAGATAAGAAACTTGACGATTACACATCGACAGCAACGCGAGAGCAGTTGATCGAATTGCGTAATGTTGCATCTGTGCAGCTTGGCAAGCAAAAACTGCTTGAAGTAAACAACCAATCAGCGTTGCAAAAGTACATAAACTTTCTAAGCGCAGTTATCCAGGAGTGCGATACCGCAATCGCGAAACAGAAAGTTGGCAATAAAAACAAAATGGCGGAGCTTATCGAGACGGCAGAGAAGTTTAAAAAGTTTAAGCGGCTAGTTTGCAACCGCGTTGGTCAAGCGGCTTATCAAGAGCTGTTGAAGGATTTGTACAGTGACTAAGCGCAAACCACACAACCCGAACAAGCGTCTCATAACGCAAAGCATAATAGCAATGCGAAATCTGGCGCTAAAGATGCGATTAAGCGAAGCAGAACGTGGCATTGATGCGATAAACATCAAAACAGGCAAGATAGAGCCTATAACGCAATCGGTGGCCGCAGCGCTTGATAGGACGTGTTTTAAATGGGGCATCCTGCTAACAGTCTACGCAGTCGAGCGCAACGGAAAGACTAAGACGCTGACAAAGTGGACGCGATTAGCAGCACCGTATCGGCACACTGATTTGACCGAATGGATGCGGAAAGAACATGGCGAGATGATCAACGACTGCAAAGGCAAGTGCGAAGTAATAGATGCAGGATGGGTTGCAGTACCTACACCGCCAGCTTTTGTTGATGATGTTACTGAAACTCTATTAATCGACAATCTAATAAATATTTTAAAATAATTTGAAATAATGCTTGCAAGGATAAAATATTTTGCTATAATAAACACATACCAAGGCAATAACGCCGAAGCAAACAAGGAAATGAAAATGCAAATATTTAAAGTTTTAAAATCTGAAATTTTAGAAGGCAACACAATGACTGCTGCGGCATCTCAAGTTTTTGGTATTGAGAACTCAACAAAGCATATCATTGCTTCGCCTTATGGCTACATCAGCGTTTGCAAGAATGGCAACTGGTCAGATTTTGACTGGTATTTGGATGGTGAAGAATTCACGTTTATGGCAGCACAGTAAGGAGTGAAAAATGAAATATACAGCAATTATACAAAAGCCTTGCAACGTCCTTGCAGATTTTGCCAGAAAGAAATGGGAGCAGGCGACGCCAGAAGATAACCCTGAATATTTTATGACCGCGCGGATAGTCGTGGTCGGCGATGCGGTCTATATGTACAAGCCGAAGCATCAAGTTGGCATTCTTCACGCTCGCACGTCTGGCGGGAAGTGGAGCAAAATTCAAGGTGCTGTTATTGATGGTTTTGGCGGTGTTGATAATTGGTTGAATTATATTCGTGCAGTAAAATCAAATTTTAGAGGCTGGCCAAAGTTATGAAAACACGTTACGCAGTTTGGGGAATTGACAAAACATACCGCTGGCTGTGGCTGGCTTGCTTGGTGGCTGGCATTAAGGCAGCGAAGGATCGTTACAAGCAAGATAAGGCGATTAATAAATGACTCAACTTAATTATTGCAATCCAGCATGTGATCCAGAACTCGGTGGTCATCCTGACTATGGGTGCTTTAAGAGGTGCGGCAGGCATCAAGGTTTATCCATTAAAGCCGCGACTATCACTGAAAATAAAACACCATCGCAAGCAGCAAAAGCGCTAGGCTGTAAAAGCCTTTCGCAAGTAACGCAGTTAACAGGAGTGTCACTGCAAACGCTAAGCAACTGGCACAAAGACAAGCCGGAGCTTTTTAAAGTGGTTTGCATTGGCACAGTAGCAGCAAGCAAGGAGATAGCATGAACGTATACAGAATAGCAGCAACAACACGCGCAGGCGACTTTATCCAGACAGAAATCACAGCAAGCAACATGCTAGCACTTGTGCAGCCTATGGTTTATGAGTTAGCAGTAGAGCATAAGACTTGTATTGATGATGTTGTTGAGCTTGATATTACGGAGCAAGCCAATGGCTGAAATCGTAGACCTAAACAAACCAAAGGTATTTGTCAGAGAAGCTGAGTTATACGACCGAATTACAAAGCTACTCGATGAATACGCAGGCGACTTGTCGGTAGTTGCGGCTCTTGGTGTTTTAGAGCTTGCAAAGGACTACATCAAAGGCCAATCATAAGCAGCTTTCGGGCTGCTTTTTTATGCGCTATACTCAGCTAATCTGCCAGCGGTGCTGGTGTTTATTGAGCGGTGCTTGATATGTTGACCCCAAAACAAGAGAAATTCTGCCAGCTTTACGTCAAGCTTGGCAATGCGAGCGAGGCTTACAGGCAAGCATATAACTCATCTGCAAAGGCTCAATCTGTAGCAGTAGAGGCGTCAAAGCTGATGTCTGATCCTAACATTTCCCTTAGAGTTACAGAGTTGCGCGAAGAAATGAGCGAGCTTGCTTATTGGTCGCGCATGGACAGCTTAAAGGTGCTTGCTGATATTGCTAAAGGCGTTGATTCAGAAGCAAAGCCATCAGACAAAGTTGCAGCGGTTAAAGTAATTAACTCGATGCATGGATGGGATAAGCAGATCATCGACCAGACGACCACACACAAAGCTGATAAATCACTTGCTGAATTGCTGACCAATGGCAGTAAGCGCTAATCACGAAGCGGCAAAAGAATATTTAAGCCGCTTATCAGAGCTTTCACTTATCGAACTTGTTGACGCAATGTCGTACAAGTGGTTTAGGCTCAACACGCTTTACCACATCAAAGACAAGACCGGTAAAAAGGTTTTATTTGAGCCAAACCAAGAGCAAGAAACATTTTATCTTGGCACGCATGGCAGGGACATAATTCTAAAGGCTCGCCAGCTTGGCTTTACTACGTTCAAGATGATCAGTGACTTGGATGATTGCTTGTTCACTCCAAACCATAGCGCTGGCTGTATTTGTCACAATCTGGAGGATGCAAAAGACATCTTCAGAAATAAAATAAAATACGCATACCAAAACATATCAGAGCAACAGCGCGAACTGATTGCAATGATGGGTTACGATCTACCAAAGCCAATAAACGACAAAGATAATAGTTATGTATTTAACAACGGAAGCAGCATTAAAGTATCTGTCAGCTATCGAGGCGGCACCTTGCAAAGCCTGCACGTTTCCGAGTTTGGAAAGATTTGTAAGAAGTACCCAGAGAAGGCGAAAGAGATTGTTACAGGCGCGTTTGAGGCTGTTGGGATCGACGGAAGTATCACGATAGAGTCAACCGCAGAAGGCAAAGAGGGTTATTTCTTTGATTACTGCTCAACAGCCAAGAAGTTAAAAGACCAAGGAAAAAAACCGTCAAAACTAGATTTTAACTTTCACTTTTTCCCTTGGTATTGGCGCGCTGAATATTCGCTAGAAGGCGGAGAAATTGCCAACAGCCTGACATCATATTTTGACGAACTGAAATCAAAACACGGTATCGAGTTAACCAACGGGCAGATGGCTTGGTATTCTGCAAAGTGGAAAACGCTTGGCGACGATATGAAGCGCGAATATCCGTCAACGCCAGAAGAAGCGTTTGCGCAGTCTATCGAGGGCGCTTACTACGCGCAGCAATTCAGAAAGATTTATGCCGATGGGCGAATTTGCCAAGGGTTAAACAATCAGGCAAAAGTGCATACTGTTTGGGATATTGGTGTTGGAGATTCTACGTCGATTTGGTTTTATCAGCGCATTGGTAATGAGATACATTTGGTTGACTTCTACGAAAACAGCGGAGAAGGCTTGCAGCATTACATGAAGGAATTGAAAAAGCGCGGGTACGACTATGGCGAGCATTGGGGGCCGCATGATATTGAAAACAGGGAATTTGGCTCTGGTGCGCAGAGTAGAAAGGATGCTGCCGCTAATGGTGTTGATATTGACGGAGTGATATACAAAATAAACTTTGAGGTTGTTCCGAAAAAACCAATTGATGCTGGCATTGATGATGTCAGGACTATACTTGCCAAATGTGTTTTCGACGAAAGAAAGTGCGAGCAAGGCATCAAGGCGCTTGAGAGCTACCGCAAGGAATGGAATGATAAGCTAGGCTGCTGGCGCGATAGACCATTACACGATTGGTCTAGCCATGCTTCTGACGCTTTCCGCTACTTGGCGGTTGTTGAGGTTGGCAGAACCAAACCGATAGACAAGCCGCTCGCATGGGGTCGCAGATGACAAACCTGTCAGAGCATCAACCGCATATTGTCGTTGCAACTGCTGAAGCTGTTCACGTCATTTGCCTAACTGATATACGCAGGCTTGCGCAGGGTTTGCCTTATCACGGAGACAAGGCGATAATGATTCAAATACTAGCCACAGCATTGAGAGATTTAATAGATGAGTCTAACCGCTGATCAACTACGCCATGAAGCAATGCTGCAACGAGTGGCGACTGGCTTGCTCAAAACTAACGTTTATCCGTCGCTCGCTGACGCCTACAAGTCAGTGCGCGAAATCCTGTTAGCTCAAGAAGAAATCAAGAGCGCAGCGCAGCTTAACCGGATAACGAAAGCTATCA